AACCAGAAAACAAAACTGAAGAAAAGAAAGAAGATGCTCAACTAGAGATTCCTTCTTACTAAACAGCCGGGGAGCACCTCAGAGTCGGACTCCCCTGCCATTGGCATTTGCCCGGTACGCCGGATACCTCATGCCGTCTAGACGGTGGGATAGACCACGAAAAAAAAACTCGAGAAAAATTAGTACTAAGCAATATAAATCTTTATAATCCATATCAATGGCACAACAGAATAGCACGTTGACCACGAGTCTAACTCGCCCGGGTCAACTGAATAGTGCAAACGACGCTAGAGCACTATATTTAAAGCTGTTCAGTGGAGAGATGTTTAAAGGCTTCCAGCACAATGCGATTGCTAGAGACCTTGTAATGAAGAGAACACTTACAAACGGTAAGTCACTTCAGTTCGTCTACACTGGACACACAAAAGCTGAGTACCACGTACCCGGCAACAGCATACTAGGTAACTCCGATGGAGCACCTCCAGTAGCTGAGAAGACAATTACTATTGATGACCTACTCATCTCTAGTGCATTTGTCTACGAGCTAGATGAAACATTGGCTCACTATGAATTGAGAGGAGAGATCTCTAAGAAGATCGGTTATGCTCTTGCACAGAAATATGATAGACTTATCTTTAGAGCTATCGCTAAAGGTGCTAGACAAGCTTCTCCAATCAGTAAGACTGGCTTTGTAGAGCCCGGCGGAACACAGATCAGAGTTGGTACAAACAACCAAGCATCTGACGCATACGTTCCAGCTTCTCTAATTGCAGCCTTCTATGATGCTGCTGCTGCTCTTGACGAGAAAGGAGTAAGCTCTGAAGGACGTGTTGCTGTGTTGAACCCAAGACAGTACTACGAATTAATACAAGGTGTTGGTTCTAACGGTCTTATCAACAGAGATGAGCAAGGTGGTGCGTTACAGTCTGGACAAGGTATCATTGAAATTGCAGGCATTAAGATCTACAAGTCAATGAACATTCCATTCTTCGGATCATATGGTACTAAGTACGGTACTGCATCTGCAACAAACCCCGGTGTAACAAGCCCCGGAAACACAGGATCATTCGTTGGTGAAGATGCAGAAGACGGTAGAGCTTCTGTAACTGGTATCAACAACAACTATGGTGCTGCTACTGACTTCGCTAACAGCTGCGGACTTATCTTCCAGAAAGAAGCCGCTGGTGTTGTAGAATCAATCGGACCACAGGTTCAGATTACTTCTGGTGATGTATCAGTTGTGTACCAAGGTGACGTGATTCTTGGTAGACTCGCCATGGGAGCAGACTTCCTCAACCCTGCCGCTTGCGTTGAGTTAATCGCTGGTGCTGCTACTGGATCTACAGGTAATGCTGCATTCGGTACAACATACCCAGCTAACGCTTAATTTTTATTTTTTATACGGGAGCTTCGGCTCCCCTTTTTTATTATGCCTTTTCCAACCACAAATGCAACACAAGAGTTGCCAGCTATCAACCAAATACTTACATCCTGTGGTCAGGCTCCTGTAACTACACTAGACCAAACCAACCCGGAAGTTGCGATTGCCTATGCTACCCTGTTACAGGTGTCACGAGAGGTACAATCCGAAGGATGGACTTTCAACAAGGAGTACCACGTTGAGTTTCCTACAGATAACAACAACGAGATACCGATAGCTAATAATATCATACAAATTAAACTTACAGAAAACGCACAGAACTCACCCTATCATGCTGTACGTAGAAATGGTAAATTGTATGATAGACAGAACCATAGATACACATGGGAATATACTCCTATTGAATGTGATGTAATCTGGGAATTTGACTTTATAGATTTACCAGAACCGATACAAAACTATATTAAAGCCAGAGCATCAACCCTTGTGTCTGGTAGAATTGTTGGTGACAACTCTCAATACCAACGCTTACAACAACAAGAAATACAACAAAGAGCTTTAGCAATGGAGTATGAAACAAGTCAAGGACAGTTTACTATGTTTGGACATCCACAAGACTCACAAAACTTCTATCAAAGCTATCAACCATTTCACGCTTTACAACGATAATGCCAGCAGTTACTCAACGAGTTAACGATTATCTTGGTGGAGTATCTAGACAATCTGATGATAAGAAACTTCCCGGTCAAGTCGAGGAGTGTATTAACGGCTACCCTGATCCAACCTTTGGTCTGACTAAAAGACCGGGGTTTCAGCATATAGCAAATCTAGGTACTGGCACTACATATGACAACTCTAAGTGGTTCTTTATATCAAGAACTGAAACAGAAAAATATATAGGCTGTATCACACCAGCATCAGGAGGCTCTACAGGGGGCATCTTTATATGGAATGCTATAACAGGTGCGACAGCCCATCCAACATACATTGGAGCGGCACAGAGCTATCTTACAGGAGCACGTACAGATTACGATATACTGACAATACAAGATAAGTCTATCATAACTAATAGATTAGTCACAACAGCAGCCGTCACTGCTCCTACTCCTACTCCTAACAGACAGGCTACAATTAGATTATCAGGTACATCTTTAAATACTACATATTCAGGAACTGTAAATGGACAAGCTTTTAGTGTAACTACTGGTAGTACTGATGGTTATGTACAAGCTTTAACTCAGATAAAAAATGCTATAGATGCTTTAGGTATCTCAGGTCTTACTGTAACTAGATTTAAAGATAATGTACACTTAGAACGTACTAGCAGTTTTACATTTAGTGTTACAGGTGGAGACTTTGAAGATCAAGCTAACGGATTTCAAGATCAGGTTGCTACGCTAGCTGAAATACCAAGTGAATCAGTACATGGTCATGTAGTTAAAATTGCTAACAGTGGTCTACTTACATCAGCTTATTTCTTAAGATTTGTAGCTAATGATCCTACAACAGGAGGAGACGGATTCTGGGAAGAAACAGTATCTCCTGACGTATCTACAGGATTAAATGCTGCTACTATGCCACACCAGCTAGTTAACACAGGTGTAAATACTTTTAAATTAGAACCTATACCATGGGTTAACAGAGTTGTTGGTGATGATGAAACTAATAAACACCCATCATTTGTTGGTCAGAAAATAAATCAGTCATTCTTTCATAATAATAGATTAGGTTTTCTATCTGCTGATACTGTATCTATGAGTCAATCAGGTGATTTCTTTAACATGTATCACGCATCTGCACAGACTGTAGTAGATTCAGACCCTATTGACTTGAGTGCAAACGCACTAAAACCTGTTGCACTTCATAGTGTATTACCAACTACCCAAGGTCTTGTACTATTCAGTGCTAACCAACAGTTTCTTATGTCATCATCTGATGGTATTTTAACACCATCTAAAACATCAATCCGTACTATATCTAGTTATGAAATGGATACGGTAGTTGACCCTGTTGATACTGGTACTGGTATTAGTTTTATAAGTAAGACACCTAGTTATACTCGTGTTTTTACGATGGTTACACGTGGAGAAAACCAAAACCCAATCGTGTCTGACATTGGTAAAGTTGTAAACGAATGGATACCTTCCACAATTGATACATTTATACCAAGTGCACAGAACCAATTTATTGCATTCTCTGGACAAAGTACAAGATACATATATTTCTTTAGACAATATGGAGAAGGTAAAGATGTTAAACTACAAACATGGTTTAACTGGCTTGCACCCGGTAATGTACAGACTATAGCAACAGATTCTGATGAATTTTTTGCTGTAACAAAACAAGGTGGACAATTTACACTGAGCAAAGCTAGCTTAAGTCAGAGCCCTGATGATGCTATTATTGTTAACAACGATGGTCAAAGACTAAATCCATGTATAGACTTGTATGCTCCAGCTAGCTCTGTGGTATTTGACGCAGCTGGTAACTTTAGTAAATGTTTTATACCTTATAATGATGCTACTAATCTAACACCTGTTATAATTATTAAAGGTACTACAGCTACAGGTCAGTTTATTGAATCTGGATTTACTATATCTCCAGAACGTGTAGTTGAAAGTGGTAATACATATTTTAAAGTACCAGTTAAAGACTTGACAAGTATTGCAAGTGATGTTATAGTAGGGTATAAATATGACTTTGATGTCATACTACCTAAGACATACTACAAGATAGATGCTGAGATGAGACGCAGTGACTTTACTGCTAATCTTACAATAGCTCGTATGAAGTTTGCTGTAGGTCTATCAGGACTTATGGGTTTTAAACTTAAATCTAAAGGTATACGTCAAGGTAAGAAACAGTATACAGGTGACGGATCTACAACAGAGTATCCTTGGAATAGTTCAGATATTGATTATATAGATGATGACCAGATAAAAGTTACAGTTAATAATGTTGAAACAACAGATTTTACTGTTGATAGAACTGGAGTCTTACCTAAGATTATATTTAATACTGCACCAGTAAATAATTCTACTATACTTATATTTATTGATGAGTGGTATAATCTAAATCCGGTTGTTATAGCTGACAACTATTTAGCTAATGATATACCTATATCAGAACAAACTATATTTACATTACCTATACACCAGAGAACAGATAACTTTACATTAAGATTATTTAATGATTCACCATTTCCCGTTTCTGTAAACTCTATGATGTGGGAAGGAATGTACTCACCTAGATTTTACAGGAGGACATAATGAGTTTAGCGGAAAAAGGAGTCGAGCTTGTTCTCAATTTACTTGGAGGAAATAAACAGGCTAAGGCTGCTGAAGAGATGGCAAGGCTTCAGAAAGAAGCAGAGAAAAAACAATATCTATATGATCTAGACTCTTACAATGCGGCAAAACAATCAGCGATCTCTAAACGTGATTATGCTATAAAAGAGATAGAATTAAGAGCCAAGAATGAAGGTAAGATAGCACAGTTTAAAGATGCTATGAATCAGGCTTCTTACAACTATAACATGCAGATCCGTAATCAGCAACAAGATCTGAATGATCGTATGTATGCCAAGTCAGAAGACGTATATGATAAACAGCTTAGTATAAATGCAGCAAACGAGAAAGCTGCAAAAATGGATGAGAGACGTAAGCTACGAGAAATTGAAACTGAAAAAAGATATGACCAGCAAGATGTATATTTAGAAGCATTAGAGGCTGAAGGAGCTATTAGAGCAAGAGGTCAATCAGGTAGATCAGTAGATAAAGCAGCAAGCGTAGCTGCATTAAAAGCATCTACAGCTTTATCTTTACTTGACTTATCTCTTGACAATGCAACTATAGCAGCACAAAGTGCAATCAGAGATATAGGCAGAGAACGTGTTATAAAAGACATAAATGCCTATGCAGCTAAAATGCTAGACCCCGGAAAACTACCAGAACCTATTGCACCAATAGCAACTCCACAAGCTGATTTTTTATACCCAAAAGTATTTGAAGATTATGACTTCGGACCATCACCT